TAGCGCCCTGTTTAACGGGCTCATCGACACTGAACACCAGGTGGCGCCCACCCGTAGGAGTGAACTGGGTGTAGGTGTCGGGGAGAAAATCACCCGCAAGTTCAAGTCGCAGCAGCTCATCGTCGCCATGCTTTCCGTTCTTGTTGTCGACATCGACCACCAGCAGGGCCTTGTCGTCTTCGAAGCGCGTTGTGGAAATCGCAACGTTGTATTCGCGCGAAGACCACCAGGCGCGGATCTTCTCGGCGTCGCGCGTGGCTTTGCCCGGGAAGTCCGAAATGGCCGGGTGCTTGCCGTCGCTGACGTGCTCGACACCTTTACGGTCGGTGTATTTCACGCCTTCCGGCAGCAGCGGGAATACATGAAAGCCCCGTGCGGCAAGGGCAAGTGCGTGTTCGAGCATTTTCATTCTGCGCGCCCTTGGATGGAGAGCAAGCGCTGTTCGTGCTCGTAGTCGGCTTGGCAATCCTTGTCGCAGAACAGTTGCCCGACGCGCGGCAGCAACTCGTCGCAGCTGTAGCATGTGCCGATCGCGCTCATCCTCGGCTTCCGGTGCTGGCGCTGGGCTTCCAGCATCGCCTCTGCCTGGTCGTTTGCTTGGTCAATGATGTCCATTTCTTATCCTATTGTTGTTTTCGCACCACTCTACTTACGATAACGCCGGCCGCGCCATCCTTCGGCGGCCACCGGCAGATCCTTTGCCCATGCGGGCAGCTCGCACATAAGACTCTCCATCAGCTTCAGGCCGGTGGCCGGCAGCACGTCCTTGTGCAGTTCGGCCACGATTTCGTCGTGCACGTGCATCACGCACGGCAGGCCCTTCGCTTCCAGCCGGATCATCGCTTCGGCGAGCAGGTCGCGTGCCACAGCCTGTGTGTTGTTTTCTGCTTCCAAGCCGCCATACAGCTGCTGCTCGCCCCACTTCTTCGTCTTGCCGTCCACGCCCATGTACTGCACGGCGTCGCGGTCGAAGCGGTTTTTCACGATCTTCGGGTACGGGTAGCAGAGCACGCGGCCCGAAGGCAGGCGGCACCACAGGAAGCTGCCTTTCACCAGGTACGTGACTTCGCGACCTGGCGCGCCGGCGGTGAACTTCCGGCCGTGGTGCAGCACCGCGTTAATCGCAGCCCGGTCGCAATCGTACCAGTAGCGCACGATCTTCGGGTGTGCCTCGCGCCACTTTATTTTCAGTTCGTCAGCACGCGCGTCGGTGACGATCACGCCGTAGCCGCGCGCCATGGTCTGGAAGGCGCCGACGCCGCCCTGATAGCCCAGCGCCAATTCCATCACCTTGCCGACCTGGCGCTGGTCCTTCGTGACCGCGCCGGGTTCGATGCCGAACGATCGGCCGTAGGTGAGCTTATACAAATCAGGCCCGGTGCCGGCGTCGAATTCGCGGAACGCTTGCAGCTTCCAGTCCTCGCCGGCGAGCCACGCCAGGACGCGACCTTCGATGTTGGCGAAGTCGGCAGCCAGCAGATCGTGTCCTGGCGCCGCGGTAATGAACCCGCGCAGGCAGGAGCTGATGACGTCCATGGGCTGGCCGAAGAACACGTCCATCGTGTCGCGCACGAACTCGGTGTCGTGTGCGCACAACAGGTCGAGCACTTCTTCGATTTCGTGCTGTTCCATCTTCGGGCGCGGGAAGTTCTGCACCTGGATCTTGCGGCCAGCCCAGCGGCCGGTGCCGGCGCCGTGGTATTGCAGCGTGTTGCGCACGCGACCATCGGCCGAGACGCATTCGAGCATCGCTTTCAGTTTCGCAGTGGACGACTTCGCGGCCTCCTGGCGCAGTCGCAGCGCCTCGCGCACGGAACAGGGCAGGTCTTCGCCGGCCAGCGCATCCAGCACGTCGGCTTTCGCGACGCCGCCGATGTCCACGCCCTGCGCTTGCACCCACTCCAGCAGCGCCTTGTTCTGCGTGCACGCCGAGACGGCGCCGCGCGTGATGCTACGCATGTCGGCGTTGAGGCGCTTCTGCTCGGCTTCCACCACGGCGATCGCGGCGCGCACGGCGGCGATGTCGATGGCGATGCCGCGATTATTGATGGTGTGGTCCAGGGCCCAGACGCGCTGTTCGCTGGCGGACAGCTGCATCATGCGCTTTTCCAGCTCGCGTTCGACTTCGACGTCCTGCCGGCAATAGGCGTACAGGCGCTGCTTGCTTTCGTCGTCCTCGCGCCAGCTGCCGTCGGCCTTCGGCTTGCACATTTGCAGCATCAGCCGGTAGCCCGCCTGGTCCTTACGGTAGTCTAGGCCCACAGCTGCGGCGGCCGCATCCAGACTGCCGGGCAGCGACATGGCGTACGCTATGGCCATCGTGCAGCGCACCTGCTCGGGGCGCAGGACAGGCCAGCCGTAGCGCGGCACCATCACGTTGTTCCAAATGGCGAGTTCGAACGCGGCGTTGTGCGCGACGACGATGCCGCCGGCTTCCACATGCCTGCACGCGATCGTGCCCACCAGCGTGTTCACTTGGCCCGGCCACCAGATTTCCGTGCCGTCGGCACCCAGCGCGAACGCCATGCACAGCACGTCGGTGCTCGCGTCGCGGCTGTACACGTCCAGGCCGGCTTTCTTCAGGTCGACGCGGCTGCGCGTTTCAAAGTCGATGTGTAGGGATGTCATCTTTTTCGGTCGGTAAAAAAGGCGGCCCGTAGGCCGCCCTTGTTGCGCTGGGGGTTAGGCGAACAGGTCTTCAGCGTCGGCGCCTTCTCCCACCGCGACGGGTTCGAAGTCGCTGGTGGCTTTCGGTGCTGCGCCGCCGATCGGGTCGTCATTGCGCAGCAGCTGCACGTTGTTCAGGAAGAACGACGCGCCCTTGTTGCCGTCGACGTCATACGTGCCGGCCTTCAGCGACAGGCGCGCCCAGCGGCCCGAGTAGACGTCTTCCGGTTTGGCGTCGGCGCCGGTCGGCAGGATCACGCCAGGCTTGCGCGTGGTGGACAGGCGCAGCAGGGTCCAGCCCTTCCACTCGTCGCCCATCTTTTCTTCGGCGTCCAGGAACGGCGACTTCAGGCCGCGCGGGCGCTTCGCTTCGTTCGGCCACTCTTCGGCCACGGCGTCGGCGGCGGCTTTCTTCGCGGCGGTCAGGTCCGAGCCCGGCGGGATCAGGAACGACAGGGTGTACTTCTCGACGCCCTTTTTGGTCTTGGCGTCCGGGTTCGGGTTGAACAGGAACTGCGCGTACGACAGGCGGCCTTCGCAGGTGATGAGGGACCCGGTTTTTGCGGACACGAAGCAGGTATTGGTTGCGGTCATGGTAGTGCGCTCTTTCGTTTAGTTGTCGATGAAGTCGAGTTGTGCCGAGCTTTTCACTGCTGCGCGCTTGTCCTCGGCGGGGGCAAGCGTATGGCCGGATGAAACCTTGCTGACGAAAGGAGCCAGTGCGGCCGTGCGCTCCTTGTCATTCTTGCCCGGCGCCATGGACTTCAGGTCGCCGTAATTTTTCAGCTCGCGTTCCTTGAACAGTTCGTCTTTCGGAACGCCGAGCAGCGCCGCCATTTCGTCGTGGTCCGCATCGTCGCGCAGCTTGCTGATGGCGCGCTTCTCCACCAGCTTCCAGCCCGGCGGGCAGCGGCCGGCTTCTGCCTCGGCGTATGCGAATTCGCGGATGGCTTTGATGCGTTGTTCCACCATCGGGATGTCGAGCAGCGCCTGGGCCAGTTTCGCCGGGTCATAGTCGACCATCGGCGCGAACTCGACGCGCGCCAGCGCCTGCTGCTTGTCCGCTATGGCGGAGCACCGACCAGGCACGGCGGCGGCCGGGCAGAACTTGCAGTGGTCGCCGGACGCCAGGTAGCCGTCCGACCACTGCGCCGCGATGTTCGGCAGCTTCTCGAAGCTGGCCGGGTCGTGCAGGCGCGATGCGTGTTCCACGCGCTTCACGCCGTCCAGCAGATCCGCCTGCCAGTCCAGCAGCTCGTCCACGCCGATCGTCCAGCTGCGGATCGGACCCGCGCCGTGCGGGCAGCGCGGCTGCACAATTACGATTTCAACAACGCGTGCGGGAAATCGCAACGCTGTAAGCGCGCCAAGGGCGTAGTACATGCCTTGCGGGTTGCCCTCGGCTTCGACTGGCGTGCCCTGGCCGTGCTTGTAGTCGATTACGCGCAGCTTCGCTTCGTCGGCGAACCACTGCACGCAGTCCGCAGTGCCGAACAGCCCTTCGTGCAGTTCCTTCAAGTGGAATTTCACTTCCACCAGCGTGTCGAACGGCTCGTCCTTGCGCACGAAATCCAAATACACCTGCACGGCGTCGGCCATTTCCTGCGTCACGGGGAACAGGTAGTCGGTGCCGTCCTGGTGCACGGTGATGACGTGGTTGGTGGCCACGTAATACTGCGCATCGAAATATTCGTTCAGGCACATTTCGGCCAGTTCGTGCGCAGCGGTGCCTTCCATGGCGTACTGGCTGCCGCGGTTCGGGATGCCTTGCGACAGCGCGATGCTGCCGGGACATGCGAGCCAGCGCTTGCTGGAGCTGGCGCCGATTTTCGAGTGGGCTGGAAGCATGATTAAGCGGCTGCCTGTTCTTGGGTTTTGGCGATAAAGGCGGCGTAGTCTTCCGGCTTCAGTTCGGTGATGCGCGAGGCGCCGAACGATTTCACCAGGGCGGTGCCGGTCGCGAAGTCGGTGCGGCCCACGTACGCCTGGAGCGCCTTGCGCACATCGTCCACGGTGTAGGACTTGTCCGACGCTTCGGCGGCCGGCGCGGCTTCTTCAGCGGGTTCTGCCGTGGCTTCTTGTTCCGGCACCACGGCGGCCGGTGCTGCCTGGGCCTGCTCGGCTTCGGCGTTCTTGCTCTTGCGGGTCTTCTTCGGCGCGGCGGCTTCCTGCACTTCGGCCGGAATGTCGTTCAGCGCCGGGGCGACTGCGACAAGCTGCGGGGCGGGGGTGTGCGCTGGGCCGGCGTCGGCGAAGAACGCCACCAGCTCGGCCTGGGTCGCGAACGTCAGTTTCACTTCGATCATTGCTTTCTATCCTTTCAGGTTTGCAAGTGTTGTCGGATTTTTATGTAGGAATGCTCGTACAACAGTGTTGATTATGAACAGCTATTTCGATTTCCGCAACGAAACTGCAACATAAATATTTCTATCAACTTCCGAAGATTGATAGCTCATCTTTGATCTTGCGCCGCAATACTTCAGCCACCCGTTCGTCCGTGCTGTTGGCGAGGCTAAAAAACCGGGCCCGCACGGGCTTGCCCTGGCCGATGCGGTGCACTCGCATGATGGCCTGCGCGTTGTTCGCGTTCGTCCAGTCGTATTCTGCGAGCGCAATTTCATGCGCGGCGGTGAGCGTGACAGCCGTGCCGGCCGCTTGGATGTTGGCGATGAACACCCGGCAGCGCGGGTCCTTCTGGAAGCGGTCCATGTGGTCCTGCCGCTTCGCAGGGGGCGTGCCGCCGTAGAGCGTCACGGGCTTGAACTTCTTCAGGCCGTCGCGCAGCGTTTCGATCACCGATTTGTGGACGGCGAACAACACTATCTTGTCGACTTCGCCACGTTCGAGTTCGCCGCCCACCTGTTCGATGATGGCGGGGCACTTCGCCAGGCCAGTGAACTGGCGCAGCTCGGGCATCGACTTCTCGGCCGCTTCCATCAACGGCAGCATGTCGCGCATCGGCGTGCGGCTGTTCTTCAGCGTTTCGATCATGCCCTGGAAGGTCGCTTCCTGGCGGTCGATCACCGCGGCCAGCTTTTCGTCGCCGCCGGCGCGTCGCCACAGGTCGTACATTTTGACTTCCAGGTCGACCGGGCCAGCTTCCACGACGGCGCCGTGGTATGAAATGGGGGGTAATTGAATGCTCACTTGTTGCTTGGTCCTTCGGATCATGAATTTGGAAAGAAGCCCGCGCAGTTCGGGGACCTTTGATTGCTTGGCGCCCGTCACCTTGAAGCCGAACGGCGTTACGCGGCCATCGCAGTAGCGTTGGACAAAGTCTCGTTCGTTAAGCGGGGTAAGGCCGGCGGTGCGCAGCCACACCCACAGGTCGCCCGGGTGGTTCGGCATCGGCGTCCCGGTGAGCAGCCACAGGCGTTTCGCGCGATGCACCAGCCCGTAGCGGCCCAGGACGGTTTTTGTCCGCGAAGCTGACGCAGATTTGATGTAGTGGGCTTCGTCGCAGACGATGACGTCCCAGTCGATCGCGGCCAGCGCCTTGCGGTGTTCGGTTGCGAGGTCGTAGCTGCACACGGTGACGTGCTCGGCGCCTGGCGGGTCGTTGCGCCCGAACAACGCGCGGCCGGGCGGCTGGAATAGCGAAAACCTATCGAACTCGCGCAGCCAATTAACGCGAGCAATCGCCGGGCACAGCACCAGGATGCGTTTCGCGGCCAGGATGTCCGCTGCACGGATGGCCTGCGCCGTCTTGCCCAGCCCCATTTCGTCGGCGAGAAGCGCGAAACGCTTTCCGGCCAGGTAGTCGGCGCCTTCCAGCTGATACGGGTGCAGGGCATCTTCACTCACGGTTTTTCGTAAGGGGCGAGGCAGCGGCGGCAGAAAATGTCGTTGGTCCCGTTCTGAAGGACCCATTCGTGCTCGGTGTCGGACGCGCAGTTGTACGCTGATTCGCCGCAACGCGTTGTGGTTTTCGCATCACTGTGCACAGCAGAAGGCGCTTTTGTTTTGTTCGCCAGCTGCTTCTCGGTGGCGACCATACGGGCGCCGAAGAATTCGACCTTCTCGGCGTCGTACAGGCCGTCGGTGTAGCCCTTCTTCGCTTTGCCAAGCGTGCGTGCGGCGCAGCGGCGCCAGACGGCCTTGAATGCGTTACCCTCGGCGTACGTCATGCCCAGGGCTTCGATGATGTCGTTGCACTCGGCGATGTACGGCGGCACGTCGGGCGCGGTGGGGCGTTCGACGGTCACGCGGTAGTACGACACGGACTTGCCGGTGTACTCCGGTTCAGGCGCGCTGCGTGAGGGCAGGGCGCTTTCGGGGTGAACTTGGCTGGCGGACCCGTAACCTACCGGGCACTCGGTCCAGTCGCACATGCCTTCAGGGTCGCCCGGCATGCGCTTGCAATGGGCGCAGGCTTCCGCGTTCATTTCCCCAGCCCGTAGTAGCATTTGTCGCAGCCGTAGCCGGGCGGGCAGCAGTCTTCCGCGTCAGCATCGCGCCGGTCCAGCCACGCGTCGAACAGGATGATGACGCCGGCCACCGCGACGATGAGGGCCAGTGCGGCGTAGAAGGTGAAGTCTTCGGGGATCATAGATAGGTGTCTTCGAAAAGTTGGTTCAGTTGATAAAGGCGGGCGCAGATGGCCAGCACGATGAAACAGCAAACAGCACTGGCGATTCCCCAGCACGCGAAGAAGTCCCACAACCACAGCGGCATATTCACCTCCGAAGTGTCGAAGCCCCGTACAGGGCGATAAGGGCGGCTTCCGCGCGCCCGTCGTCCATCTTGCGCGCCCAGTGCGCGCTGGCGGCCGGCAGCAGCTGCGATGCCAGGCGGCGTGAATCGTCTTTATCCTTGCCGATCAAACGGTGGTGCGCTTTCCACTCTTGCGGCCGAACCAGGTTCAGCGAGATGTCCGCGCCGGCAATCGCGGTTTTGACCGCGCCGAACGCTTCGCCAAATGCGAACGCGCCGACCGGGCCGTCCATCGGGCTGCTGTGCACTTCTTCCACGAAGGCGTGCGGGCCGTAGCACAGCGCCCAGCTGCGGATGATGTCGACCAGGCCGTGCAGGTCCACACGCTTGCGCTTTGTCTTGCCGATCGTCACCTGGTGCACCGGCATGTCGCGCACTTCGATGATGCGGTTGGCCGCGGTGTCGAGCAGCGCCAGCGCGCCGGACGCGCCCGGGTCCGCGCCAATGATGTAAGGGCTCACGCAGTTTCCTTCACGCCGGTGGCGATCGGCTGCACCAGCGTCAGGGCGACGCGAAAGCCGCTGTGCTGCGCGTGCCAGTGCGCCTCATCGAACGACGCCATATCGTCAGCGCGGAACAGCGCCTTGTCGCCATCGTGGTAGCGCACCGCGACCAGGTAGACGTTCATGCCGGCACCCGTTCAGGCGACCAGGCGCAGTCCGACCAGCGCACCACCGTGTCGATTTCGCGCGCGGGCTTCGGCGGTTCTTTGCGGCGCAGGTTCACGGTGCGGGCGTTCGATACCCTCCCGTCCGCCCACTGGACCCTCCACCACGTGCCGACCACGCCGCTAACGCCCCGGCTTTCGCGCACGCCGTCCAGCGCTAGAATTTCGCATTCAACGCCGTTGCGGTCCGTGTTGCGGGCGAAGTTCTGCCCCACGCACACGTCGCCTACCTTGAATTGGCCGGCGCTCACGCCGCCTCCTGCTGCACCGGCGCCAGGTCCGTTTCGAGGATGGTGCGCGGCGCCCAGTCGTCGTCGGGGATCAACACGCCCATCAGGCGCGCGGCCGCTTTCACGCCAGGCACAGCGGCGCCGGGGATCAAGCCGCCCGTGCCCCCGTTCTCGCGCGGCATGCGCCAGCGGAACACGCGCGATGGGTCGCACTTCTTGCCAGTGGCCTCGCGGATGGCTGCCGCCAAAGGGCGCGCGCCGCCGAACCGCTTGATGATGCGGTCGGCCTGCGTGCCGTTGTCGGTGAAAATCTTGGCGCCCATGTGTTAGGTCCCGTACAGAATCGAATTAACCACAATGGTATTGCGAATTCCGCATCACTGCAAGCTGTTTAGCCAAAGCTCGTGTCAAGAGTCGTTTTTTATGCACACGGTGGATAAGTAAGGCACTTTCCTTGGTGCAGCTGCGAACGTTGAGGTATCTTAATCGCTCGCATGTTGCGAGAAACGAAACAGGTAGGTACAATGGCTTCACAATTTAACCGACCAGGGATTCGAAATGCCCAATACTCAAGTATCGGCATCACCCGTGAACACACGGTGGTTCCAAGACACACTGGCGGACCGCCATCTATCCCAGCGCAAACTGGCGAAGATGATGAACCTGGACCCATCCGCGGTGTCCCTGATGCTTAGGGGGATGCGGGTTATTTCAGCGGATGAAGCGGCCGAGATGGCGCGGATCCTTGGCGTTCCATTGCCGGATGTGCTGGCACAGATCGGCGTGGACCTGCCCAAAGAGTCGGGCCTGGAAATGGTGCCGTTGGTCGGCTGGGCGGACGACAAGCATGTCATCCACCCCCAGACGAACATGGGGCCAAAGCACGCGCCGAAGCCGCCAGGCGCGGCCGAGGGCACGGTGGCGGTGCGGCACATGACGAACGATTACAGGGATGGGTGGCTGATCTTTTTCCGCCCGGTCGACTACATCATGCCCGAGGCGGTCGGCCGGCTGGCCATCGTGGAATATGCCAAGACGGGAATGCGGGCCATCCGCATCCTGAAGCACGGCTACGAGCCGGGACAGTACCGGCTGTTCGATCCGTCCAGCGGCGAGTCCGAAACGGCGATGGTCGTCAGCGCGTCGGTGGTGACGTGGATCAAGCAGTGATCTTGCTTGCGGTTTGAAATCAGCCCGAATGGGCGGAACTCAAGATGGGCCCTTCTGGGCCCTTTTTCTTTTTCAGGCGATCGCGCTGCCAATCTGAGCGGCTGCACGGACGATCGCGCGACGGGTGGCGGCCATTTCTGGGGGCCAGTTTTCGAACGTGTTTAGCCCAGCCTCGCCGAACATGAACGACGTGCAGGTGCTGCCGTTCTCGCGGTCCACCATGATGTCGATGCCCAGCTTCACCGCCAGGCGCAGCGCGTCGCCGTCATCGGTCAGTGGATTCCACAAAGGGGTGACGGCGCCCCGGCTAATTCCGCAGGAATAAATCGGATGCCCTGCCTCTGGGCACCTCTCGACAAAATGCCCTTTGATGCCGGCCGCCTTCGCGGCCAGCTCCAGCAGCTTACGCTCGCTCAGTTCCATGATTTCCTTTCGTTAGGGGTTGATGGGGTTCAGGATAGCAGGTCGGCCATCTGGGCGCGTTCTTCGTCTGCCCGCGCTTGCACTAGGTCAGCCCACACTTCGGCAGTCAGGCCCACGCCCTTGCCATCCTTGTGCAAGTCCTTGGCGAAGTGGTTATAGGGGCGCTGGAACAGCACGCCCATCTTGATGAGCTGGCGCACAATCAAATCGGGTTCAGTCGGTGGCAACCCCGGCAATTCGCGGCGTAGGTGCGCGTCCAACTGGTTGCGGTGCGTAAAGGGGTCGTCCTTCACGAAGAAGAACGCCGCCACGGCTTCGTGCGCCCTGTTGCCAGCCGTCAGGCGCTCCAGCATGGTGGCACCGGCCATATCGCCAGCGGCATACACGCCGTGACGAAGCTGTGCTATACTGCCGTTGCTGCGAAGTGTTTGCAGGGCGGTCTGTAGTGTGATATTCGCAACCCGTCTGCCAACACGACGTTCCACGGCGTCGGCCAGGTCGGCCAGTTTCGTAGGCCCCTTATCGGCGAGATAGGCGGGAATGAAGTCGGCCAGTAGTCCCGGCTTTAAGCGTGTGAAGCGGTTAGGTGATTTGCTCATAAGGCCCTTTGCTCTAAGAGGGGTGATAAGTGAGTAGATCGCTGAAACCCAGCAACCATGCGGGATTATAGCAGGTTACATACAATCTGGTTGGTTTCAAATGAAGAGAGCCCCGGCAGAAATGCACGGGGCTTTTGTCGTTATGGCGTCAGCAACGGGCCTACTACCTACTACAAACTCCTATTACCTACTTATTTTATAGGTAATAAGAGTATATGTAACAAGGCAGTAAGGCCTGAAAACAAAGGGCTTCTGAACTCCAGCAGGTTTTGAGGGTCTTGGAGCCGCTTAGGCGGTCAGCCGGTTATCTCGCGCCGTGGTCCATCAGCGCCCGCAAATGAAAAACGCCCCGTAGGGCGTTCGTCGGTGAGGCGATCGGGCTGTCAGACCGCACCAGCTCGCCGCAGCAGTTCGTCAATTCGCCGTAAGGCCTCGGGGCTCGACGGCATGCCGTACTTGGCCGCCAGGCGCGGGCCCCGCATTGCGGCAATCAGGTACCCATAAGGTGGCAGGTCGGCAGCCTTCAGGTGTTCGTCGGCTTGTTGGATGGCTTCGTAGATAGGCGTCATAGCGTCGGCGTAGGTAGTTTCGAAAAAGCCCGCTTGCGCGGGCAATTCGGACGCCCACCGAAGCGGGCGCGGGTTGGTGTTAGGCGGCCTGCTGGTCGATCTCGCTTGCGCGCACGGCGATTGCGTTCGACAGGGTGTATTGATCCTTGAATGCTGCGCTCGCACCGGCAAACGTGCTGCGGGCCTTCTCGATGGCGGCAGCTTCCGTTTTTGCGCTGACGTTGTAGAGGCGCGCGCGCTCGCCGGTATTGCGATCTTCGCCCAGCACGGCCCACTTGATGGACGGTTTGCCCGGCTTCGCGGCTTGTTCCCCGCTGCCATTGCACTTGAAGCACACGCCGCCCAGTACATTGCTGAAGCCTGCTAGGCGGCCTCTGCCTGCGCAGCGGGTGCATTCGTAAGTCGCCATGTTCTTCCCCTTGCCATCTATCGCCGCGCCCACTGCGCCGCCCATGAGCAGCATTGTGCACGTATGTTTCGATTTCCGCAACACGAGCGTTTCTATTGAACCGTGATCGCCGATAGCTCCCCGCTATGCGTTGAGCAAATCACACCACTCGGGTATCATCGCCTGCATGAACCAGCCCGCCCTTATTACGAATGTGTCTGAAGCCGCGCTTGATACCTGCAAGGCGTGCATAAAGGCCGTTTTCGACGGGGAAAGCGTGGTGGACTTCCTGCGCGACGTTGGGATGGAACCGCAGGCGTTCTACGAAACGCTCAAAAAGAACCCCGACCTGCTCGATGCCTACGCGGACGCGAAGCGCTTCCGCGCTGAGATCCTGGCCAATGAGATCGTGCACATCGCGGACAGCGAGGACGACCCGCAGAAGGCACGCAACCGCATCCAGGCGCGCCAGTGGTTCGCGTCCAAGGTATCGCCGCGCGACTGGGGCGACCGCATGGACATCAACGTCACGCAGACCATCGACATCGGAAGCGCGTTGCAGGACGCTCGCGCCCGTGCTTTGCGACCAGTATGCGACCAGCGCGATGAGCTTGATTCGCAAGTCGTTGATTACAAAGATGTAATCGACCTTGGACCCGCTGATGAACAATCAAACGCCCAGCTTCCGGCCCCTGCGCCGGCGCGCTCCAGCCTGACAGCTCGTGCGGTCCAGGCGGCCGCCGCGCCTGCCGAGAAGCCGAAGCGTGGCCGGAAGCCGCGGATGGGACCCAAAGCGTGAGCGGGGGCGTGGGGGCGGGGGCGGGCCGGCGCCGCGCGGCCGCTGCCTCTCACGGACAGGGCAGCACCAATTTTTTATAATTTTTGAAAATTTTTGGAAAAAGGACCCCCATGCCCCTCGACACCGTACAGGCCGCAGCGGTCGAAGTGCCTATCCTCAAGAACGCCTGCAAAGAGGTGCAGCTGATAGGCGCCTTGGATCACGTCGTTCGGTCGTTCGAGCACAACGCGCAGGTAAGCCGTGAGCAGGTTGCGCGAGCCACCGCCTGGCTGGCTGAAAGGTACAAGCAGGCATGAGCCAACCAAAGCCCCTATACGACGCCAAGACCGAACAGGCGTTGATGACAGAGATTTGGTCCCCTCAAATCTCCGACGACCCGTACGCGTTCGTCATGTTCGCGTTCCCGTGGGGCCAGAAGGGCACGCCGCTGGAACATCAGACCGGGCCGCGCCGGTGGCAGGCGAAGCAGCTGAAGCGCATCGCGAAGCACATCAGCGATGGCCACATGGCCAAAGCGCAGAAGGCGGCGCTGCGCATGTTGCGCAAGTCCACCGCGTCCGGCCGCGGCATCGGCAAGTCGGCGGAAGTCGCATGGCTGGTGCTGTGGATGCTTTCGACGCGCCTGGGTTCAAGCACGATCGTCACGGCCAACAACGAACAGCAGCTGAAGTCCAGGACGTGGGCGGAAGTCGGCAAGTGGCACGCCATGGCCATCAACAGCCACTGGTTCGAAAAGCAGGCGATGGCCCTGAAGCCCGCGCCCTGGTTCGAAGACCTGTTGAAGAAGCAGCTGAAGGTGGACTGCGGCTACTACTATGCGCAGGCCCAGCTGTGGTCTGAAGAAACGCCCGACGCTTTCGCCGGCGTCCACAACCACAACGGCATCATGCTGATCTTCGACGAGGCGTCCGGCATCCCGAAGGCGATTTGGGACGTGTCCGAAGGCTTCTTCACCGAACCGACGATCGACCGCTACTGGTTCTGCTTCTCGAATCCGCGACGCAACACCGGCGCCTTCTTCGAAACATTCCATCGAAACCGCGACTTCTGGGAAGGCGAGCACATCGACAGCCGAACCGTCGAAGGCACCGACCTGGCGGTGTACGAAGGCATCATCCGGCAGTATGGCGCGGACTCGGACGAAGCGCGCGTCGAGGTGTACGGCCAATTCCCGAAGCAGGGCGACAAGCAGTTCATTTCCCGCGAAGTGGTCGACCTGGCATCGTCGCGCGAGCTGCCGGCGGAAGACCGCGGCGCGCCGCTCATCATGGGCTGCGACATCGCGCGCTTCGGCGACGACGAATGTGTGGTGCGCTGGCGACAGGGCAGGGACGCGCGCAGCCGGCCGGCGATCCGCTGGAAGTCAATGGACCTGGTGTACAGCGCCAACCGCATCGCCGAGCTGATAGACGAAATAAAACCGGACAGCGTGGCGATCGACGGGGGCGGCGTCGGCGGCGGCGTGGTCGACATCCTGAAGGACCGCGGCTACCGCGTGGTGGAAGTGCAGTTCGGCGCGAAGGCCGACGACGACCGCTACGGCAACAAGCGCACCGAAATCTGGGGGCGCATGCGTGACTGGCTGGGCGAAGGCTGCATCGAAAACGAAGGCCGCCTGATGGACGATCTGAGCGCGCCGGAATATGGGTTCGCGTCAAGCACGTCCGACAAGTTGATGCTGGAGTCGAAGGAGAAGATGAAGTCGCGCGGCTATCACAGCCCCGACGACGCAGATGCGCTCGCCCTCACGTTTGCCGTGAGGGTGTCGCGCACGGACACCAGGACGTCGCGCAGCGGCGGCCGGCGCAACCGAGTCGCCGAAGGCATGGACTATTCGGTGCTGGGGTGAGCCGGTCTTTCCCGGCTGTCATCGGATTAAGGCTGGAATCGAACCAGCGAAGGCCGGGGGTGAATGCCCCGGCAGCAGCCAACTTGCTATCCGCTTCCGAAGTTTGCGAGTTTGTCGGTGGTAGCGCCAGACGACGAACGCATTCTGCCACGGCCAAGTCGCGCGCCGATTGAATGTTCCTATCGTGCACCCGGTTTCGATAGTAGCGCGGCCTTGCCTTCATGTGGTACATTGCGGTAATCACATCACGTTCGGATTTCCGCTATGTCCGGCCTATTCAGCAAACCCAGTATCCCGGCCCCGCCGCCCCCGCCGCCCACCCCGGCGGTCGACCCCGCCATCCAGGCGCAGACGCAGGAAGCTGATCGCCAGCGCCGCTTGCAGCTGGCTGCCGGCGGGCGGGCGTCCACCGTGCTAACAGGCGGCCTGGGCGACACGTCCACGCCCACCACGGCCAGCAAGACGCTGCTGGGGGGCTGATGGAACTCGGCCAGGACGGCATTGCGCAGCAGATCGTTCACCGGCTCGGGCGGCTGAAGTCGAACCGCGGGAACTGGGAATCGCACTGGGAAGAAATCGCCCAGCGCGTTCTGCCGTCTCACGCGCAGACGTTCACCGGCTCGACCAGCCCCGGCGTGAAGAAGAACCAGGAGCTGTACGACAGCACCGCGGCGATGGCCTGCACGAAGTTCGCGGCCGCCATGGAAAGCATGCTGACGCCGCGCAACCAGCGCTGGCACGCGCTCACGCCGATGGACAAAACGCTGTCGCGCAACCGCACCGCGCGCCTGTGGTTCGAAGATGCGAACGACGTCCTGTTCCGGTATCGCTACGCGCCGCAGGCGAATTTCGCGTCCAACCAGCACGAAATCTATATGGGCCTGGGCGCCTTTGGCACCGGCTGCATGTACACCGACACGCTGTACGACTTTCACCGCCGGCCGATCGGCACGCGCTACCGCGCCGTACACCTGGGCGAAGTGTTCTTCGCCGAGAACCACCAGGGCATCATCGACACGGCGCTGCGCCCGTTCAAGTTCACCGCGCGCCAGGCGGCGCAGAAGTGGGGCGCCGACAAGCTGCACGAAAAGATCCGCGACGCGCTGGAGAAAAACCCGGAACAGGAATTCGAATTCATCCACGCCGTGATGCCGCGCGAGGACTTCGCGCCGGGCCGGCTCGACGTGAAGGGCATGCCGTTCGCGTCCTACTTTGTGTGCTGCTCATCGAAGCTGGTGATGGAGGAAAGCGGCTACCACACGTTCCCGTATTCCATCAGCCGCTACGTCGTGGCGCCGGGCGAAATATACGGCCGCAGCCCCGCGATGCTGGCGCTGCCCGACATCAAGGTGCTGAATGAAATCAACAAGACGACGCTCAAACAAGGGCACCGTGTTGTCGACCCTGTTCTGCTTGCTCACGATGACGGTGTGCTTGATAGCTTCAGTCTCAAGCCAGGGGCCATCAATTACGGCGGTGTGTCTGCTGACGGTCGCCCTTTGGTTCACGCTCTCCCGACTGGCAATCTGTCTTTCGCGAAGGACCTGACCGCCGAGAAGCGCGAGAGCATCAACGACGCATTCCTGGTCACGCTGTTCCAGATCCTGGTGGACACGCCGCAGATGACGGCGACCGAAGTGCTGGAACGTGCGCGCGAGAAGGGCGCGCTGCTGTCGCCGACGATGGGCCGCCAACAGTCCGAAGCGCTGGGCCCGATGATTCACCGCGAACTGGACATCCTGGCGCGCGCCGGTCTGTTGCCGCCCATGCCGCCGATCGTCAAGCAGGCCATGGCCGAATATGACGTCGTGTACCAATCGCCGCTGTCGCGCGCCCAGAAGGCGGAAGAAGCGGCCGGCACCATGCGCACGATCGAATTCGCCGTGCAGGCTGCGGCCAATGCGCAGGACCCGTCGATTCTCGACCCGTTCGACTGGGACGCGATCATTCCTGAAGTAGCCGACATCAACGGCATGCCTACGCGCTTCCTGCGCGACGCTGCGGCGATCGCCGCCATGCGTGAAGGGCGCGACCAGGACAAGCAGGTGCAGCAGCTCACGCAGGCGCTGCCAGGCGCTGCGGCTGTGATGAAAGTGGCGGGTGCGAATGGCCAGTGAAGCCGACATCGTGATTGAACGGCAGGACGCCTACAAGCGGACGTTCGCCGGGCCTGTCGCCGATAAGGTGCTGGCCGACCTCGCCGCCTTTTGCCGCGCCGAAGAAAGCTGCTTCCACGCCGATCCGCGCATCCACGCCGTGCTGGAAGGCCGGCGCGAAGTGTGGCTGCGCATCCAGAAGTACATCAACCTGGACGCGAGCGAACTGCTGCGGCGCCGCGACCAGTCCGACACCGCAGCGGAATAGGGGGCGTATGGACGCTGACAACGAAATCGAGCAGGAAATCAGGGCCAAAGGACTGACCGCGCCGCGCATCACGCCCGGCGACATTGAGGCGAACATCGCCAGCGAGCACTACTTCACGGCGGCTGCCGGCGTCCTTGGCGCAGCAGATCGTGGCGCCTCGGTCGGCGTGCCGCCGTCGCTGCCGTTGCTCACCTTCTGTGTTCTGGTCCTGCGCAATGGCTTCACCGTGACCGGCGAGAGCGCATGCGCCAGTCCCGAAAACTTCGACGCCGAGATTGGCCGCAAGATCGCGCGCCAGAACGCCGTCAGCAAACTTTGGCCCCTGATGGGCTACGAGCTTCGCAGCCGTCTGGCTGCCTAACCCCGAGGAAGACCCATGACCATCGAAGCCCCCGCCGACGGCGGACAAGGCGCAGCACCGGCCCCCGCCGCGGCAGCGCCGACCCCGGCACCCGCAGCCCCCGCGCCGGCCATCGACTGGCTGCCCGACGCCGACGAAGTGACTGTCGGCCTGGTGCAAAACAAGGGCTGGAAAGCCCCGAAAGACGTGCTCACCAGCTACCAGCAGCTGGAAAAATTCGTCGGCGCGCCGGCGGACAAGATCGTGCGCCTGCCCGGCGAGGGCGCCGCGAAGGACGAACTGGATGCGTTCTATTCGAAGCTCGGACGCCCGGCGGATCCGACCGGCTACGAAATCAAGCTGCCCGACGGCGCCGACGACACGTTCGCCAAGACCGCGGCCACGAAGTTCCACGAACTGGGCCTGAACAAGCAGCAGGCGCAGGAGCTGGTGAAGTGGTACGAGGGCCAGGGCGCGAGCATGACCGAAGCCCAGCAGCAGGCGTCGCAAGCCGCTAACCTCGCGCAGCAGGAAGCGCTGAAACAGGAGTGGGGCCAGGCGTACGACCAGCAGGTGACGGCGGCGCGCCAGTTCGCGCAAGGCGCCGGCATCGACGCGGCGACGCTCGACAAGCTGCAAGGCGCGATGGGCTACGACGGCGTGATGAAGTTCATGG